TAAAGTTTTGTCTTCACTAACATCATATACGGGAGAGTAGTCACTCCAAGTTGTCCCCTGCTCTACCCAGTTGTTAACGGCAAGTTGGCCATCTACATACATTCTAAAACCATCATCTGTATAGCCAGCAAAGTAGGTTTGAGTAAACCATGATGGAACAGTTATCTGTCCAGTAAATTTAACTATAAAGTTTTCATATCTGTTACCACAAACTGGACGAGTCATATAGTTTCCATTTAGTGTTCCACTACATAAGAATTGATCTGTGGCTGCAAGTCCATTAACTCTAATTAGACTATAAACATCGTATGCCAAACCAGCAGAACCAGCACTGTCTAATGCTTGCTGAGCGTTTGAAAGATTAATGTTGGCTACTCCAAGTGCATCGTAGGCATCATTTTTATTGTCTAAAGCAGTGGCTACTGTTACTGTTTGTCCATCTACTGCTGATTGGGCTAAGTCTTTTTCTTCAAGTGCCGTGGCTTTTGCGTCAAGGGAGTCATCATATAGGTCAGAGGTTTGGGACTGGACTGATTGTGCAGATACTGCAAGGTCGTATTTATCTTCTGCCTCTTCAATTAGGGATATGAATTCATCCTTGTAGCCAAGGTTGTCAATGCTATCGTTAAGATCTTGTATTTCTTGTGCTGCAACTGTGAGGGGGTCATCAGAGTGGGCACCTTCTGGGGAGATAATAAGCCAGCCAAATGCTAAAAGTGTGGCTGCCAGTATGCGTGTTAGTCTTTTAATTTACCTTTCCCCCTTGCAGACTGATGTCTGATAGGATGATTATACCATTTTATTGCACAAAAAAGGGGACTAGCACTCAGCCAATCCCCTTAGTTGTTGGACTAATTACTTAACGTAAGTAACCTTTGCCTTTGGATTCTTTGCATTCCACTTCTTTGCAAGTGCATTGAAAGCATCCTTAATTGACTTAAGTGCAGCAGCATTATCTGCATTCAACTTAGCAATTGTTGCATCTTTATCAAGGATAACCTTGTCAGAAGCAGCCTTTGCATCTGCTAGTGCCTTTGCTGAAGCAGCCTTCTCTGCTGCAATTAGAGCGGTGTGCTCTGCTGTTGCCTTAACAAGTGCAGCATCTGAAGCAGCCTTTGCAGCAAGTGCTGCATCCTTTGCTGCTACCTGTGCAGAAAGTTCTGTTGCTAGATCACGAACTGCGATCTCTGCAAATGGTGCAAGTGTTGGAGCAGTCAAACCAACTACTGCTGCTGCAACTGCATCAGAAGATGTTGTTGGAGCAAATGTAATAAGTGAGCGTGTTCCAGTTGTTGGAAGTGTTGCCTTAAATGTAGCAACTCCAAAGTCTGAAAGAGTAGCACCAGTTGTTGCTGTTGCTGTGTCTAGTACTGCTGTTGCAGCAAAGACTGTCGCTGTAATTGACTTACCAGAAACCTTGTTTCCAAATGCGTCTGTTGCTGTTACAGTGATGTCCTGCTTTGTTCCAGCAGCGCCTGATGCAGGTGCTGATAGTGTAAGGTTATTGATCTTACCAGCAGTTCCCTGTACATAGTATGTAAATGTGGTTCCTTGATTGGTAACTGTTACTGTTCCAATTGCTGTGGTCTTTGTGTATACCCAGAATGTTGCAGTTGTTCCTGTACCAGTTGCAATTGTCAAGGTTGAAGAACCTGATGATGCTCCTACTGGTGCAGCAGATGTGTGTAGTGCAGACACGATTGTTGCGTTTGTTGCTACTACAGAAACTGTTGTTCCTGTGTCAACTGTTGCTACGAACTTTAGTGCGTCAGCAGCGTCAACTGAGTTATCTGCAGGAACTGGCAATGATGCAGGCGTTGAGATAGAAGATGCTGTAGTGTTTGCTACAGTATCTAGGGATACAGCGACTGTCATTACAGCAGCACTTGCAGGTGTTGCTACGATTGTGCCCAAAGTCATGGCTGCAACCATGGCTAGTGCGATTTTCTTAAATGAGTTCATTTAATTTATTCCTTTTCTATTTATAGTGTTTTTAGTCTGTCCAAATAGTCTTTTATCTCTTCTATTTGGCTAGGTTTATATTGTATCACATTGCGACTTTCCAGGTCAAATTGCTCCTCTGGAGTCTTTGGTCTGTCTCTAAAGGTGTGAACCTCTACTTCAGTGTCTATATTTTTTGGAGTATGCGATATTGCCCCAAATATTGCTCCACATACAGCATCAGCCAAGTCCTTTGACTTTTTGCGTGGGTGGTCAACTCTATCATTTTTCATAATCTTTAACTGTGTTAGTTCATCAAATAATAAATCGATTGCAGGCATAGCAAGTCTTTCCTCATACACAAGCATAGCCATATCTTCATAGTGCTTTTTAGCAACAGAAACAGTATCAGTCTTCATTCCTACCTGCTTTAATTCATTCTGAATGTCAAATGATTGCCAACGGTCAAATGAAACCATGCCAATATCAAAACCAAGCCTTCTTAGGTTTTGGATCCACTGTTTAACCTCTGAAAGATTGACTGGGCCTTCTACCTTTGGTTCCCACCACGCCACTGCATCTACTACTACAATTGGAGCAACTTGTTCGTAGTTATTGATTACTTGTATGTTTACCCATTTTTCTACATGTGCAATTGCTACCGCACACTTGTCGTGCTTCTGTGCAAGGTCAGCGTGAACATAGTACTTCTTTGTTGGATCTGGCTTAAATCCTTCGTCAAACCTTCTAAAGTTATCCACAGGGTTTCTTAGTGTCATGCAGGCTCTTACTTTGTCTGCCTGCTTAAAGAATGCATCAGAAGCAAATGTCGGCACACATGCAAATCTCATCATTGCATCTCCAAGGTCAGTCATGAAGGCAATCATAAAGTCATCAATCTTTCGTGTTGGGTTTACTTCCCATGTAGGTCTCTTTAATGCAAACACTCCTGGGTATTTGTATGATGTAATCTGATCTTCGTCCCACGAAATTTCAAATGAATTGTCTGTACTATCTTCTGGAAGCAATGGGTTAATTGTAAACTTGTGAGTTCTTTCTATAACTTCTTTTTCAGCAATTACATCATCATATTTTTCTGAAATAAAGTCTCCTGGGTAGCGTGGGAATGAAAGCAATACTACCTTACCAAGGTCGGGGAAGCGAGAATCTACCGAGCCACGGAAAGCCTTATAGATATTGTCAGCAGTCTTTCCTTGTTCATTTCCCGTTCCAACCTCAGATGCAAAGCCAGAAATTTCATCAAGCACTGCAAGAAGAAGGTTCAAGCCCTCATGTGACTCACGCTCTGAGTGACCAGAGTAAACAGTAATTGATTTATCAAACTCAACAGAGTCTGCTTTTGCATTATACTTTCCTGCAAACCACGGAGACCTTTCTATCTTTGACTTAAATCCTTTAAAGAAAACATTCTTAGCCTGTTGTGCGTTAATAGCAACATTGATTAGATCGATAGCATCTCCAGAGGGCTTTCCAAAATATTTTGCTGGGTCTTTTAGGCATAAAAGTTTGTATACGATGTATGAACATGCTACGGTTGATGTGAAGTCTTTTCCAGATCCCTTGCCAAGTTGCAAGATAATTTCATTTTTTGTGTACTTGTTGTAGTACTGAGTTCCTTTTTCTTCGCCCATCATATTGACTAAATCTTCTTTGCGATAGATCTGGCTCATTGCCTCAACAATGTCGTACTGAATATCAGACAATGGTGGCTGCCCAAGGTATGCTTCTCCTTCGACAAATGTTCTTGCATCTACTGGAGTCTCTTCAAAATGGTCATCTTGAAGTGCCTCAAGAAACTCATTGAACATCGTGGACAACTGTAATCACCTCATTGTCTTTTGCAAAGGAAGAAAGTCTACGCATAATCTCATCACGAATCTGTGGATACTCAGACGCAATATCTTTTAGTATGGCAACAAGAACTTCTTGTCTGCGCTCAATCTCAATCATCTCTTCTGCTAGTTCTTTGTTCTCAAGAAGTCCAGCCTTTTGAAGCATATCAATTCTTTTAGATTCAATATCCATTACAAGTTTAATTGCTGCTGTCTTTGCACCAAGATTGTTAGTCATAGATGCCTCATCAATAACCTCATAGGTTCTAGATACCAACTTGCTGTAGTGAGTATCTGCTGCAGCAAGTGCTTCCTTGGCTCTAGCACGAATAGCATCATTAGCAGATGCCATAACTTTCCACTCATTGATAAGAGTAACAACCTTTTGTCTTGGTATTGACAATTGCTTAGAGATAACTGTTGGGTCATTACCCTTTAAGTATTCTTCTACTACTTGGTTTACCTGGTCAAGATGTTTGACTAAATCATCTTCAGTTGACATACTTTCCCTCTAATCTATTTATTTCGTCTTTAATGTAGAAGATTGCTTTTTCAAGATCTTGAATTGTTTTTGATTCATCCTTGAGTCCTGCTCTCCACAAATACTTAAAGGCATTGCCAATATTAAAGTTGCGATGGCGTGTTATTTCAATACACTCAATGCCAGATGGATCTGATGTATAGTGTGCTGGGTTATTTACCTGGTCAACCGTTATGTTTAAATTATCACTCATCATCTTCCTCTTCCTCAAGCGACCAATCGAATGTTTCTGGAATTCCCTTTAATACAGCAAATGCAAATGCAAAACCAACGCTACCTGCTACAGCAAGTGCTACTAACGCTTTTTCAAATTTGTTCATCGTCTTGATTTCCTTAGTCCAAATTTAGCAAGATAAACATAGATAGTTTCTAACGAGCATCCACATTCTTTTGCAATCTCTTCTGGTGTCTTTTTATCCATAAGATATCTCTTACGCATAAATGTTTCACTTGTATATAGTTTAGCAGCCATAATGCTATTTGTCAACTCCAATTGCTTTCCCCCAGTTTTTTATAGCCCAGTGCCCAATACCACACGCATCCGCAACATCATTATCAGTAATAGATCTATCATAGATTGTGTTGATAAATCGTATAGTTCTTTCTTTACGAAGGTTCCTTTCGTAAGTCTTGTACCAGGAAACTGATTTTCCAGGGTTTTGTGATCGAATATAGAGTTGCTCATCTTTTGATATTTTTTTATTTCCAATATAATTCTGCCAAGTGATTGGAGAAACTTTTCCAATTACCTTTGTTCCAGACTGTCCTGCTGATCCCAGAATCGCTCCTTGAACTAGTGCAAGATCAGCAGCAGTCTTAGGACTATTCATAAAGACAGTGTGCTCTATAACTATTGCTTCAAATCCACCATATATATCAAAAAATGCTTTTACCTTTTTACCAGCATCCATTACCTTTTCGTAAACATCTTTGCCTTCAAAATTAATTTTTCCTACAGACTCAAGATCATCTCCAGAAAATAGTGCAAAAGCAAGACTATTAGTGCTGGCATCAATAGCACAAATTTTATGTGGTTTTAATTCTAAGCCCCATTTATTTTTTACCATTGACCCTACCTTTTATTTCTTTAATTGCTTTGTTAACCGCATCAGGGTTTACACTACAAGACGAGCAAACTGTCTCGTCATTATATATGGAAAGAGGCAAAGAGCATGACTTACAAAGCCTTGTCTTTCCTTTTCTTTTTTGTCTTTTTGATTGCAGGTATCTTGCTGCAATCTTTTCTTTTGTTGCAATATCTCTACATTCTTGAGAGCAATATATTTGATATGATACTGCTGGCTCAAAAGTATTATCGCAACATTTACAATTGTTCACCGAGAATCTCCAAGGGCGCTATTTTTAGTACGCCTGGACCTGCAGACTCACATGCTTTTTTAATTGGGCATGACTTGCATATCTTGGAGTTTGATCTATAGTTTTTGTTTGGCAGGGTTCTGTCTTCCCATGTCTTTCTAACTAGTCTCATCCAATCAAATGCCTGGTCTACCCACCGACGGTAATGATCGTTTACATCTACAGGTATTAAAAGAAGTTCGTGATTATTTTTATTTTCATAAATCATAACACCTGTTGGTTTCTTTAAGATTTTCATATAGATAAGTAATTGCATCAAGTGACCAGTCTTGGCCTTGCCCGATGCCTTTCTATATTCAAACCCTTCGTTCATCATTGTTTTAATTTCACCAATGAGTTCTTCTCCTTGCCAATTAAACATGACATCCCCATACCCAAAGATAGGAGGATCTTCATTTATAATCTTAAACTCTGTTGTTGCTTCATTATTTTCATCACGGAAAACCTTAACTATGCCAGCGTTAAGCATTGCGTTTTGAATTCTTGCGTGAGATAAAGTTCCAGCAGTCATATTTGCTGCACTGTATGCGTCTGCATTGTCTTCAAACATTTGACCATCAAATGCAAGGTACCAATATCTTGCACACTCTCCGTGGCCATAGGCAATGGTTGATGGTGCAAAAGTTTTCTTTGTTGTGTGCTTATCTACACGAGTAATCGTATAGCCCTCTTTAATCTTTGCTTCAAGTCCCGCTATATCCATACGGTGAATCGGCTTTTCTTCTGGTTTTATCATTACAGTGTGCAGTAAATTTTTCGTCATCGTTTCTCGTTTCTATTAGTATAAGTATAGCAGACTATCGAGTTATGTATTTTAATGCAGACACTAAGTTATTGATAGACTCTGCTGCCGTATAATAAAGGTTCTTTTTTCCACGATCTGACTTATCAACATTCGCCATCCATGTAGCCTTGAAAGCCATTTTTGCTGCAATAGCCTGCAGTCTCACAATCTCTACAGTGGCAACATTAAGAGGAATATCTGGCTTAATGATTATCTTAGCAATAAAGGTTAAGGCTGTTGTTAGTTCTTCGTCTTGCATATAGTCAGCAATCTCAGCCAAACCATTTACCATATCTATAGTTGTATTTTCGTTTTGCACTTATTTATCCAATCAGATAGTTATTGATTTAATTTTTTAAAATGTATTAATAAATTTATTAAAATTACTCAAACAAACTTTTTTCTTTTTGATCAAAGTCTTCTATGTACTTCATAAATACTGGATCTTCTCTCCAGGTTTCAAGTCTTTTCTTTCTTGCTTCTGGTGCTCTAGCAGGAAGGTTTAACTCATGAAAATCTTTTGGTGTTGAAAAATGCATAGTCAAAACTTCAGTTCGGTCTCCATCTTTAAATCTTATTGGCTCTCTCCAGTGGACTTGTCCTGCACCCCAAAATATAAGTAGGTCTCCATACTGAAGATTAAAACTTTCACCTTCAATTACTATTGGCCAATCAATGTTAGCGGCTAACTGATAGTCCATGGTAAGTTTGGTAAAATAATTATCTGAATCATAATGAACTGGTAATTTTGGATTTGCATTTGGATTATGCTCTAGGCTATAATCTAAATAACTGTTGTGAAACATTCTTACTTCTTCACCAACCATATTTGAAGCAAAGTCTTCAAGTTTCTTACGTATGTGTTCTGGGTACATTACCTCTATTTGCATTCTTGCCATGTCTGGCAAAATTAGTGGTGCAAAAAACTCACTTAAATCCTTGGCATTTTTTTGATACTTTATTATTGCAAGAAGAACCTCTACCTCATCTTCGGTAAAAAATCCTTTTATGATGTGTGGAACTACTTTGTTTTTTGGCTCATATCCTGTATTCATAAATCTATTATACACCATCCTCTAGAAGTTGTTCTAAAATACTCATCTCAATTATAGCAAGCCTTACCTTAGAGTTACCCTCGCCCATTACGACCACTATGGCTGGATCCTTGCTGTTTTTCATGGCATCGGTGGTAGCCTTTGCCCATACTTCTTTATTCAGTGTAAAAGATTTTCCAACCTCTTTAAAGTCTAAAACAAAATTTTTCCAAGAGGCATCACCTTTTTGGGTATTACGACCAGAGTTTTTGTGCTGCTTAGCACCTATTCTCTTAGACTCACTCTTCTCCGTCAAAATCCTTCTTCTTTCTTTTACCTAAATAAACCTTTGTGAGATGCTTATCTTTACACATCCAACTTAACATCTTTTCATCTGCATAGCATCTTAATGTCGGAACTATGGCTTTGCATGTATGGCAGATCCACTGTCCAGTATAGATAGTAAAATTAGCCATTTAGTTTTGACTTAATTGATTCTTGCAAGTCAAGATCCTCTCTTACACGATTAACAAATGCCTCTTTACCCTGGACCTTTGTGCCATCAGGAAGTATATACCAAGCACCTGTACGCTCTACAATACCATTTAGTTCTGCGGTAGTAACCAAATCACCAATGGTATCAAGACCAATATCGTCACCTCTAAAATAAAAATCATACTCACCAGACTGGAACCCTGGAGAGGTTTTGGAGAACTGGAGTTCCCACTTAATAGTTCTACCAATTTTTTCTTCAATTAACTTATCTCCTACCTTGATCTTGCCCTTAATCGCTTGATTGTCTGACTCTGAAGAAAAGAGTTTAACAATACATGAGGAATAAAACTTAGTAGCCTG